AATTTGATTGCAAACGGACCAACGGTATTCAATGGTAACTTTATCAATAACGGCACTACTGTCAATAATGGCCAAACAACTTTGAATGGAAATACCACGACAACTGGTTCTTTCATTATGACAAACTCAACGTTTGCATCAAACTCATATGCAATTGCAATTATTGGTTCATCTAGTGGTCAGACACAAGCACCAATTGCTGATGGTACAATGTTGCAGATTACAGGTAAAGATGGCGTCAACTCTAAACTGATTGTTGATGCCGCAGGTGCCGGTGTATATGCATTGTTCAATGGTCGTTCAATGCGTGGACTTGCAAACACACCAAGTGCATTGTTATCTGGTGATACCATTGTTCGATATGGTGGTAACGGTTACGGTGCAACTGGATTCGGTTCAGGTGTTGGTGTTGGTGGTGCTAAGATTGATTATGTTGCGGCTGAAAACTTTACCGATACACAAAAAGGTACAAACATTATAATTGCATCCACACCAGTTGGATCAAACGCATTAGTGACTGCTGTAACTATTGCAGGTAATAACGTAACATTTGCAAACAATGTCACCGTTACAAATGTAATGTCTGCAAATAGTTTTGTAGTAAATGATTCTGGTCTATTCCAATACAATGCTTCTAATGGTAATGGTACAGTTACACAGTCTACAAATAAATCCACTGGTGTTACTCTAAACGGTAGAACAGGACAGATTACAACAAGTAACGCTACATTGAACCACGGAACATGTGTTACATTTACAGTAACTAATAACTATATTGTTAGTGCAACAGATGTAGTAATTGTAAACATTGCTTCTGGTGCAACTTCAGCGACATATTCAATCTGTGTAACCAATATCAATGCATCAGGTTCTTTTGATATTTGTTTGTGTAATAATAATCCAGGACCAGGAAATGCCGCAGATACTTTAGTAATCAATTTCGCAATCATCAGAGTAGCATAATAAATAAATCATGGCAAACCAATCACTAATCACTACATACGCAAAGCAACAAGTTGCTATTCAGGTATACTATTCTTTGTCGGCTATTTTACCTGCGTTGAATGCTCCTACAATTCCTCTTGCAACTATGTTTGCATTTTTGTCCAAGGCAGATCCATGGACAGCGGGAACTCCAGTACCTGGTCAAGACTTGTATAGCATAAAACAAATGCAAAAGAATATGTTTGTTGCCAAGAAGATGAACTCAGCAGACCTTTCTATAGTTTTACCTAGAGTTGATTGGACATCAGGTACAATATACACAGAATGGTCAGACCGTATTGCTATGTTGACCTTGGATCCAACTGGTGGTTTTGTTTATAATTTCTATGTAAGAAATAGTTTCGACCAAATATTCAAATGTCTATGTAATGCAAATGGTGCACCGTCTACAGTTGAACCATTCTTTCAACCTGGTCAATACAATACATTGAATATATTCCAAGGTGACGATGGTTACAAATGGAAATTCATGTATACTTTAGACATTGGTTCTAAAATCAAATTTTTAGATACAAATTGGATTCCTATTCCAGTTGGTTTCAACTTTCCAAATTCTGTAGATCCAGTTGGAATAACTGTGTTTGGTTCTGAGGGTTCAGGTGGTATTGAGGTTGTAAACCTATCAAATGGTGGATCCGGATACACATCAAGTAACGTTATCAATGTAATTATTACAGGTGATGGAACTGGTGCGGCTGCTACTGTTACTGGTCTTGACCAGAATGGTAGTATATTAGACATTCAGGTTACAAATCCAGGAAAGAATTATACATACGCCAACGTAGCAATCACTTCATTATCTGGTACAGGTGCAACGGCATATGCTCCAGTAAGTCCTGCAGGCGGTCACGGGTATGATCCGATTTCAGAACTAGGTGCACACAGTCTTATGATTTCTGCCGAGTTTGATAGAAACGAATACTTAGATGGTGTTGTTTATCTACCAACTGATATTGAATACTATCAAATGGGTATCGTTGTTAGTACAACATCAAATCAAAATTATCCATACTCTGCAAATGATACAATATATAAAACAACTACAGACTTATTAGTATCTCAAGGACAAGGACAGTTCTTGTTTGATGAAATTGTATATCAATCAACAGATGGTACATATGCAACCGCAGTATCTTCTGGTTGGACTGGTACTGTTTTGAATTTTGATAGTGGAAACAATGTTATAAACGTCATAAATACAACAGGTGATCTAACTCCAGGACTACAGGTCTTTGGACAATCTTCAACAACAACTAGAACATTATTGACCGTAACCAAACCAAACTTTGATGTATTCTCTGGTTACCCACTAATCTTACAAAACCTGGACGGTGTAACTAGAAGTCCAGACGGCATAGAACAATACAAAATTGTCATAAGCGCATAAAAGGAATAAAATGTCAGAAAATTTCAATGTTTCACCGTACTACGATGATTTTGATCCATCTAAAAATTACCACCGTGTTTTATTCAAGCCAGGTTTTGCAGTTCAAGGACGTGAACTAACACAATCCCAAACAATTCTGCAAAATCAAATCTCTAATTTTGCTGACAATATATTTTCACAGAATACTCCAGTATCTGGAGGTAAAGTTACAACCAATCTAACTTGTTACTATGTAAAATTAGTGGCAACATTTGGTACTTCTACTATTTCTGTTTCTAATTTCCTAAATGCGGATGGTTCAGGTCGTTACATTACAGATGCAGCAACAGGAACAGTTATTGCAAAAGTTATTACAGTTATTGAACCAACACTTGCAGATCCACCAACATTGATTGTATCTTACCTATCAGGTATCCAGTTTACAGATGCATCAATCATCCAAACAAACGATAGTAGTTCACAATATCAGGCTACAACAGTTGGTACAACAGGCGGTACAACATGTACTGGTCTATCATCAGTAGCATCTATTTCTTCTGGTGTTTTCTACGTTGTAAACGGTTACTCTAAGTCTTCCGCTGGAACAAACTATTCTATTGGTAACTTTGTACAAGTAAACCCACAAACGATTGTTCTAAGTAAATATTCTAATACACCAACTGCTCGTGTTGGTCTTGCAATCGCAGAAAATATTATTGATTATACATCTGATAGTTCACTATTAGATCCTGCAATCGGTGCATCTAACTATCAAGCACCTGGTGCAGATAGATACCAAATTACTTTGACATTGACATATCTTCCATTGGCAATTGGTAATGATTCTAACTTTATTGAATTAGTTCGTATCAATTCTGGTCAAATCGTTTCTCAAGTTGATGGTACAGTTTACTCTACCATCGATGACTACTTTGCAAAACGTGATTATGAAACAAACGGTGACTATCTAGTTACACCATTCACGTTCACACCATCAGCAAACGTATATAATTCTGCACAGTATGATCTAAGCATTAGTAAAGGTATTGCATACGTCCATGGATACAGAATCGAGAATCAATCACCATTGACATTGACTACTGACCGTGCAAGGTCAACTGTATCTATCAACAACAATGATGTATTTGTTGACGTTGGTTCTTATTACTATGTTGATACTGTACATGGTTTCTTCAATGTAACCAATATGCCTCCAATCGATTTACATTGTGTGACTGCAAGTAGTATTGTTACATCATCAAACAATGCATACAATGCAACCAAGATTGGTACAGGTTATATCCGTAACTTAGTATATGTACAAGATTCTGGTTCTTCTAACACTTGGGTTTATAAAGCATACGTTTCTGATTTGAATATAAATTCAATAAGTGCTAACGTTGCATTTACAACAAGTCCAACTACAATCACATTATACGATCCACAAAATAAACTATCTGCTGTATCTAATGCATACTATGGTATGACACTTACAGTTACATCAGGTACAAGTGCAGGTGATATTCGTAACATCATTTATTACAATGCAACAAGTTTTATTGTTGACAAACCATTTACAGTTACACCAGATGCAACTTCTTTTATAACTGTTTCACCTTCTATAGGTTCTGTAGAATCACTTATTCTTCCTGGTGCAAATAATACCGTAGCATCAAGTGTAAATATCAATACAGTATTCGGTAAAGTTGGTGGATTGGTTGTAAACCCAGCGATCTTAGAAAATTCTGGTTCTCCAGAAATGATTTTCCAAGTTGGCAATCCTTATGTTGCTTCAATTTCAAACTCTACATATCAATCTACTAAGACATATTCTCCAGGTTCTACTGGTGTTTCTGGCACATTCAACATTACTGCTGGTACAGATTTGAATTTTATCGGTACTGCTGGTGCTGTACAAGCACCTAGTATCATCAAACAATACTATACTGTTATTGATAGTTCAACAGGACAAATTTTAGATTATACAGTTGCAGGTTCATCAGTATCTTTAGATTCACTTAAACAAACTTTAACTTTTACCAATACAACATATGCAAACAAGACAGTATATGTAATTGCTTCTGTTACAATTTCAAATGGTGATTCATTCCCTATTTTGAAATGGAAAAACTTGGTTACAGGTTCAAATACTCAAGTAACAAGTGCAAACTTATCTTCATACAAAGTAGTTACTGGTGATGTAAACACAGCAATTGACTTACAATTAGGTCAAGCAATTATTCAAAATGCTGGTACAGGTACTGGTAAGATATCACTACGTGTTGCCGATTTGAAAAATGTTACTGCAATCTATGACACAGGATCAGCATCAGTACAACCTGTTTTATCAGGTTTGGCTTCATACACAAACGTAACAGGTCAATACCAATTTGATAACGGTCAACGTGATAACTTCTATGACCATGCAAGTATCCAGTTATTACCTGGTGCAAACCCAGCTGCTGGTAACTTACTTGTCATATTCAATTACTACTCACACATCAACGGTAATACAAACTTAGGTACAGGTACTGCATCTGACGGTTACTTCTCAATCAGTTCATATCTGAACTCATCAAACCCAGATACGATACAAAATATTCCAACATATCTAGCCAAGAGTGGTAACACTTATAAATTGGCAGATGTTCTTGACTTTAGACCATCTAGATTGAATGGAACTACAACACTCTCATTTGAATTTGCGGGTTCTGGTGCATTGATGCCAACCGATTTGTCTTTATTTGCAAGTACATATTCATATTATTTGGGAAGAAAAGATATATTAGTATTGAGTAAAGATAAATCCTTCCAAATCGTTGAAGGTAATCCATCACTAAATCCAATACTACCATCACAACCAACAGGTTCATTACTGTTAGCTAATCTAACACTTGATCCATATACTGCATATGTTCCTGGTGAAAACCCAGTAGGCAAGGCAGCTAACCTGTCTATCAATCCAGTATCACACAACCGTTGGGCTAAGTCTGACATCTCCGATTTACAGACTCGTGTAAACAACTTAGAGTACTATACATCATTGAGTTTATTGGAACAAAATGCACAGTCAATACAAGTACCAGATTCAAATGGTTTAAACCGTTTCAAAAATGGTATTCTAGTTGATGACTTTAGTTCTTTTGGTACTGCTGACACATATAATCCAGATTTTACTGCAAACATCAATATCAGAAATCAAAGATTAGGTCCAATTGCACTTGTTGATAACCTACAATTACAAAATCCTATTGTTGCTGCATCTCTTGGTACATTACAAAACACAAATACTTTTGCAGTATCAAGTCTTGGTGGTACAGGTACAAACATCTATACTTTACCATACACAACTGCAAACTTAGTGACACAAGTATTGGCATCTAACACAGTTAGTTTGAATCCATTTGGTGTAACTGTATATCAAGGTGTTGCAAATCTATTCCCACCAATGGACAACTGGGTAGATAACATTCAAGCACCTGCATTATTGATTACTGATCCTAATATGCAAGTGTTCCAGCAATCTGCTGGTGTAAACTTGACCAATGCTGGTGACTTTGCAACTATTCCAGGTACAGCATACTCATCAACAAGTTCTGTATCTGTTGTCAATCACGGTAATGCAAACGTAAACAGTCCATATGGTTCATCTGTTGGTTATACTGCAACAACTACGAACACATATGCAAGTCAATTACAGAATATCAACACAACACTAAACACTACGTCTGTAAATTCTATATTGAGTTCTAGTAACGGTTACTTGACAAACGTTTCATTGTTGCCTTATATTCGTCAACAACAAATTGGTTTCTTTACACAAGGTTTATTGGTAAATGCTCCAGTTTCTGTATGGTTTGATGGTCAAAATATAAATCAATATGTTACAATGCCAAACACAATCGAGTTGACAAACGTATCTGGTTCATTTAGTCCAGGCGATGTAGTTGGTTTCTATGTAAATTCTGCTGGCGTATTCTACCCAACAGGACGTGTAGAAGGAACATACGTATATCCAGGAACAAACAATGTTCGTCTATATGTTTCTAATGTTACTGGGGCTGTACCGTATTCAACATCAACTAAGATTCAAAATGGTTTCTACGATATAAATGGAAACTATACAGGCAACGCTGCAAATACTGCATTTGGTACTATCAATACAGCAGTTACTCCAATACATACGAACGGTGTAACAACAGGTGTTGGCGGTGGTTACACATTCAACGGTCAAACATTCCAATTATATGCGGTAAAAGATACAAGTAATTGGAGTACATTCCTAAATCAATATGGTGTTTGGGGAGATTTGAATTTATCTGCATCTTATAGTGCATCATTCCAGGTAACTCCACAAGTTCCAGGTGTATATACATACATCTATTCTACAACAGGTACAACAAGTCTAACTGCCAACGGTGCAACTATCTTATCAGGTGCAGTACCTAATTATACTTCACACTCAGTACCATTATCATTTACTGTTACCTCTGCACAAGTTGGTGCACCATTGACGTTGGCATGGAGTATAACTGGTGGTAACGGAACACCTGCAGGCACATCTGGTTTTGCTTTAGTTGTAAATGATCCAAATGGTAACATTGTATTTACAACAACAAATCCACCTTCACTAGCATATAAAAATGCAACTGGTGAAGCAGTAATGCCACAAGGTGGTGCATGGTTCTCTGGTGTAACATCACTTGCATTAGATCAAAATGCAACTGCAAATACCCAAACGTATTACCAAGGTGCACAGATTACAATTACATCTACATATGCATACAGTTACACATTAGAAACTGCAACATATGTTCCACCTCCACCACCAAGTGGCGGTGGCGGTGGCGGTAAAATTATCTGTAAGAAACTTTCAGAGTTGGGTTATTTCGATAAAGAAATGAACGAAGCTGATCAAAGATTTGGTCGTGAACTACAAACAAATGATCGTTTAGCTTATCTGGGTTATATCCGTTGGGCACAAACTGTAGTTGATTTGATGGACGGACAAGGTTCAGAATCTCTACGTAAAGTTATATTGTTCTGGGTAAAAGATAAAGACCGTAGAATTAAAATTCAACAGAATATTGTTTGTTACTACATGGACATGTTAGCACGTCCATGGGCAGAAGAAATGGCATATCGTATGCGTGCTAAAGGACATAACAAATCTAATCCAGCAGGTAGAATGATTATGGACTTTGGTCTACCATTATGCCGTAAAGTTGGTAAGATTCAAAGTGATACTAAGTTACCTTTAGCAGCTAAGATTTTGGCAATCTGGGGAACAGTAACGATATTATTAGTAGGTGTTGTTGCAGTATCTGGTACTAATGCAATCATAAACAAAGTGAAAGGGTTGTTCAAGAAACAACCTAAAGTACAGACAATAAATAGTTAATCTATTCAGGAATTTAAATGTCATATAATTACACAACAAGTCCAACGCAAATATTGAGTCAGACAGTAACTCAAACTGCTAATATTGTATCATACAATCCATCAACAAAAGCTATTGTTCTAGATAAACCAGTAAACATATCATTAGGATATAATGCTGTTCTTGGCCAAATATCCTCAACGTATAGTATTACTGGTCAGTCATTGAATATATCTCAGGCAACTACACAAGGTGGTGCGCCGGCATTGACTACGGACGAATCGGGTAATTTTGTTGGTATATTCAATGTACCACCTGCAAAATTTCAAACTGGTTCAAGAGTGTTTCGTGTTGACAATAGAACTGTTGCAACTGATCCTGGTTCAGCAACATGTTATGCTGAGGCAACATTTACTGCATCTGGTCTATCTACACAGTCTCAAAAATTAGAATTTGCACCATCAGTTGATGCATCATCTCAGACATTTACATCTGTTATGAATGGACCATCACAATTGATTAGTACAATTACCACATATACTCCATATGATCCAATTGCACAAACATTCTTGATAAACAAATCAAGTTTTCCTAACGGTGTATTTTTGAAATCTGTCAAAATATTCTTTGCAAAGAAACCAAATTCAGGAAACTTCCCAGTATCATTGTATATTATCCCTACAGTAAATGGTTTCCCATCAGGTAGTGCATTATCTTATTCTACAGTAACTAAATCTGGGAATGATATAAAAGTTTCTTCAACACCACACTACTTAGATCCAAAAACATACACAGAATTTGAATTTAGTGCGCCTGTTTATATCCAATCTGGTACATTATATGCTTTTGTTATAAGAGCTTCTTCTCCAGATTATCAAATTTACTATGCACAACAGAATCAACTTGCGGTTCCATCTACAGCAAAAGCAAAACCAACAGATAATAATCCAACTAACCCAACTAAGATTGGTAATACACCATATGTTGGTGCATTATTTGAATCTCAGAACTCTATTACTTGGACTGCGGATCAAACTAAAGACTTGATGTTTACTATTGAACAATGTATATTCAATACAAATGTACAACCAAATGTACAATTCAATGTATTGCAAGGTATGCCATTTAGAAAATTTGGACGTAATGATATCAACCATAAACTAGATGCATCAACTGTACAAAACAATTACGGTAATATGGGTAGTATATCTGGTTTAGCTGCGGTGAACGGAAGTTATCAAATTCAAAGTCATATGCGTTCTGATGCATATAACTTAACAACTACAGATTTTGTACCAACATCAACAGGCATTTCTTATCAGTATAATTCTACTCTTGCAAATGGTTTACAACCTGTAGGACCATATAGTGTAAATCCAGGTACGTATGGTTCACCAACTCCATCTAATATCTTCTTAGGTGATGGTCTAGGTGAACGTCTAATCGTTGCTAACTCTAATAGTTCATTCACAATGACTGCAACATTGAGTTCAACAGATGCAAACGTATCTCCAATTATCTCCGATGACGGAGTGACATTATATAATATACGATACATGATCAACAACATGACTATCGGTAACAACGTGGTCGCTTTGGTCAAAGGTGGTTCTGGTTATCTAAGTAATGGTAACGGTATTATTACTTCAACATCAGCCAATGCGGCAATCCTAATTTCTGCACCAACAGATACAACATTAGGTTCACAAGCAACTCTTGCAGCTAACGTTGCAAATGGTGTAATTACAAATGTATGGGTAGTAAACCCAGGTTCTGGTTATATCACAACACCAACAGTTACAATCACTGGTACTAATACTTCAACTGCAATCGCTACTGTTACAGGTGAAACATCACCACACGGTGGTAACGGATGGTCAAGATACTTTACTAAGAAAGTTGTTCTAAATCCAGGACAAGATTCTGGTGACTTGCGTGTATATTATACTGCTTACAAACCACAAGGTTCTCAAGTGTATGTGTACTATAAGATTCTAAGTTCAAGTGATACTCAGAAATTTGATGATGGTTCATGGCAATTGATGACTCAAATTGGTGTATCTGCGTACTCTACCGACCAATCTAATCTAATTGAATTTGAATGTGCACCAGGTACTTGGTTACCTGCAAATGGTTATGCAAATAATCAAATATCATACACTAATACAAACGGCACTTCATTCACAAACTTCATTCAGTTTGCAATCAAGGTTGTAATGGCAACAAATGACAATACAAACCCACCATTCTTGACAGATATTCGTGCTTTGGCATTACCAGCAGGAACAGGTATCTAATATGCAAGTGAAAGTTACAGGTACTCCTTTTGTTAGGGATGTTCAGTCTAAGGCATTATTGAATACAGATAATAATGCCAAAAATGATTATTTGAATAGAGTACAACAAATAAAACTGCAAAAGCAAGAGATAAATACCGTAAAGACGGAAGTACAAAACATAAAAGATGACGTAACTGAAATCAAACAGTTGCTCCATAAACTATTAGAAGGTTCAAATGGCTCAACCAACGTATAATCCAGCACAAGTATTCAATCCACTCACAACAGCAAATACCTTTCTTGATTGGGTAGTCACAACTGCTTCGTTGGTGCAACAGAACAATGACCTTGCGGCTAATAATTTTTACAAAAATACTGGTACACTTTACCTAAACGATCCTATTATGGCGTTGCAGGCAAATACTGCCGCTGAATTTTTAGGTCTAACTACAATCACAACCGCATCGGTTAGAAATCTAACTTCAACTGGTAACTTGACTATTTCTGGTGCAACAGTATACCAAAGTAATAGTTTCTTTACCAATTCAGGTTCAATCTATAATGTAAACGGTTCTTATAATGTGTTCAGACCTTACGGTCAGAGCGCAAGTATACGTTGGAATGAAACCAACAAGTATTGGGATATATTAGATGTAAATGATTCTAATCAATCTACCGCATACTCACAAATACTTACCGCAAATTTAGTAAGTTCGTCTTTGATGTCTACATCTACGACAACTCTTGCAACATCTAATACAGTAAATGCACTATACAGTTTAGTATCTTCTACTTCTGCTGGTGCGGCTAACTCATTCAACTGTACAAGTGGTGTTGCAAACCCATTGAACGGCAATATCGTAATGAGAAGTAATAATGGTGTTTCTATTGTTGGTACAGGTGATATTATATTCATCAATACACAACAAGATGTTTCAAATACTGCAACACCAAGATTTGCATCATTGAATCTAACGGCTCCACTTTCAATTTCTCAAGGCGGTACTGGTGCAAATACTGCAATTGGTGCATTGAATAATTTATTACCACAATCTGGTCAAGTTTCTGGTTATGTTCTATCAACTACAGGTGCTGGACAATTCTATTGGGGTGTAGGTGGTGGCGGAGGTGGCGGTGCAGGTGGAAATACACTTACAACAAATCGAATCTTCTATACTGCCACAGGTGGTCAAACTGTATTTACTGGTGTTCCTGCTTATACAACTGGAGCAGGACAACTTCGTGTTTATATCAACGGTGTAAGACAATACAATTCAGATGTCACAGAATCTTCAAATACAACATTCACATTGACTAATGCGGCAACGTCCGGTGATTTGATTATGGCCGAAGTTGATGCTTTCACATCCGCTTTCTTTGCAAACAATACATCATACACCGCAAATACAACCTATTTGTCTTATGCACAAAACACAGTACAATTAGCGATTGATGGTGCATTAGGATTTACCGCAGCTGTTCAGAATTATGCTAATGCAGCCTTTGCAGCTGCTAATAATGTTGCACCACAAATTGCACCAACATCTAATACTGCTAATGCAGCCTTTGCAAAAGCAAATGCGGCTTACACACAAGCAAATGCGGCATATAACTTTGCAAATACAATTGCATCTAGTGTAGTTACTACTCTAACAGGTACAACAAATCAAATTTCTGCAAACGCTGCAACAGGTAATGTTGTATTATCATTACCACAATCAATTGCAAATACAAGTAACGTACAGTTCGCATCTATTGGTGTTGGTACTGCCGCAGATTCTGCAAATACTGGTTCTATTCGTGCAATCAATAATATCACCGCATACTACTCAGATGATCGTTTGAAGATTCGTTTGGGTAATATTGACGGTGCATTGGATAAATTATTATCATTGAATGGTTTCTATTACGAAGAAAGTCCACTTGCAGAATCTTTGGGATATGAAAAACACCGTCAAGTTGGTGTATCTGCACAAGAAGTACAATCAATACTACCTGAAGTAGTTGTACCTGCACCTATCGATGACAAATATCTAACAGTTCAATATGAAAAAATGATACCTCTATTGATTGAGGCAATCAAAGAACTAAAGTCCGAAGTAAATGAAATTAGAGGTCTAATCAAATGACAACAAAAGTCGCTACATCCACGATAGCATCAACAGCTGTTGTTGCAGGAACTTATGGTTCTTCAACACAATTACCTATCATTACCGTTGGTGTTGATGGTCGTGTTACTAATGCAACTACTACAACAATCGGTGGCGGTGGTGCAGGCGGTTCTGGTACAACATCATTCAATCGTTATACTGCCACTATATCTGGTAGTACAAATACTATCAATTCAGGTACATTTAGTTCAACACTAACATACACACCAGGTTATATACAATTATTCATGAACGGTGTTCTATTAGAACCTACCGATTATACTGCATCAACTGGCAATACAATTATTCTTACCACTAATACAACTGGTAATGAAACTATCGATGTGTTTGCATATACAGTTGCATCAGTATCCAATATCAACGGTGGTGCACCAGGTACTGTGATCTATCAATCTGCTGCAAACACTACAAGTAATACAGCTGTAGGTACCTTAGGTCAAATCCTGACAAGTTCAGGTGCAGGTGCACCATATTGGTCAGCACAGACTGCAATTATTGCTGGTAATATAACAACAACGGCAAACATCCAAGTAAACTCACTTGGTGTTGGTACTGCTCCATCAGGTACATCAGGTGAAATTCGTGCAATAAATGATATTACTGCCTTCTATTCTTCTGATATTACTTTGAAAGAAAATGTACACCCGATTGCAAATGCTTTGAGTATTGTTGAAGCGATTGGTGGTAAAACATTTGATTGGAAGAATGAAATTGTTGAGCAACGTGGTGGTGAAGACGGATTCTTTAGTGTGAAACATGACTTTGGTGTTATTGCACAAGATGTTGAGGTAGTATTCCCAACGGCAGTCAGAACTCGTCCAAGTGGAATCAAAGTGGTCGATTATGCAAAACTAAGTGCACTAGCATTTCAAGCAATCATCGAACTAAAAGCAGAAATAGATGCACTAAAAGGCAGTAAATAATGTCCAACGCAAGAAATTTAGCTGAACATGCATTGAATATTAATTCATCGGGTGTTTTAACAAGTAATATTGCAAACACTCAAATTGTAGGTAATTTGACTGCGATAGCGTTGAGTGCTCCAAATGGAATTTCTATTTCCAATAATACGATTAACTTTGCAAATGCAATTACTATTTCTGGTAACACTATTACCTTTGGAGATGCGACAACACAAAATACTGCAGCTGTTCCTGGTTTTGGTGCTGGTCAAAATTGGTCATTTCCAACACGGTCAGCGGGTACAACATATTATAATACAGGATCAAAACCATTAGCTCTTGCTGTTTATTGTTATACCGGCCAACTTCAAGGGTATTTTTATATTATAGTAAATGGTAATACAGTATCGCAAATTGGAACCTACAACGACAACGCTACAACAACTTTGTTTAGTATTGTTCCACCTGGCCAAAGCTATGTTGTCACATATACCGCTAGTGGTAGTAACCCTTACCCGGGTATATATTGGTGGGCAGAACTTTCCTAAACTAAATTTATAATAAACAGATTAAAGAGGAATTAAAATGGCATTATGGAAAGATACAAACGGTCAGATACATGATGATATGGATGGCAAAGCCTTGTCTCTAGATTCTTGGCCTAAAGGAATGACACAAGTTACCAGTCAAGAAGCAGAAGCACAGATACAAACGAATACACAAAACTTATTTAATTCTTTATCTTACCAAGAAAAAAGAAAATCAGAATATCCAAACATTTTAGACTATTTGGATGGAGTTGTAAAAGGTGACCAGGCACAAATACAAGCATACATTGATGCTTGCAAGGCGGTAAAGTTAAAATATCCCAAGGTTTAAAACATGTCAAACGCTAGAAATATTGCTAGTTATGGAAATATTGTTGGAGGCCTAGTTGGTTCTTTGCATATGTGGCCAGTTTCGACACCACCGGCTGGACATTTGATATGTAATGGACAATCAGTATCAACTACAACATATGCAAATCTATTCAATGTAATAGGTTATACATTTGGTGGTTCGGGTAGTTCATTTTTACTTCCAAATTATACAGATACTATGCCAGTTGGTGCTGGTAATTTGTATGCCTTGGCGAATACTGGTGGTAGTAATAATGCGGTTGTAGTAAGTCATACACATGGTATGAATGACCCAGGTCATAGTCACGTATACCCAATCGGACAAGGTTATTATAATGCAGAGACTGATCCTGCAATACCAACGAATACATATTCAAGTAGAGCAAATCCTGTAACTTATAATACAAATGGTGCTTCAACTGGTATTACTGCAAATACCGCTGGTGTTTCTGGTCTAGGTGCAAATATGCCACCCTATCTTGGAATCTATTTTATCATCCGATACCTATAATTTTAGTTTATAAATACCATTATGGCAGCATCATACTTAGACCTTTTTATCGATCAAGGAACAGATTACAATAACCAAATAGCGTTAGACGATGCAAATGGTCACGCTTACAATTTGGTTGGGTTTTCTGTATCTTCAGCTGCAAAAACCTCATACTACAATCCTAATACGGCATTTATATTTGTCTCTACGGTGTATGACCCAATCAATGGTATAATTCAATTGTCTGCAAACTCTGCAACAACTGCTAATGTGTCAGCTCAACAGAAGCTGATTTATGATGTGATAGTTACTGATGCTAACGGTCTAAAGAGTCGTGTTTTGGAAGGAAACATCTATGTTTCTCCAGGCGTAACCGGTATAAATCTCACATCATAAAGTAAAACATGGCAAATAACTATAATAACAGAAACGGTGTAAACAAGACCAGAATCAATAGTTCGGTTGTTTTTACTGGTTCTACCGATGTAAATACCGAAGTACAGAACATTTATAATGTTGCTAATACTGCGGCTAACACAGCACAGACTGCCTACAACTTTGCAAATAGTGTTTACAGTACCGCAAACTCTGCGGTTGTATCTGCAAACTCTGCGGTTGTATCTGCAAATCTTGCATACAACCAAGCAAACGCAGCCTATAACCAAGCAAACACCAACTACGCAAGTATAATTACTGCAAACAATTACGTAAATAGTTACGTATTACCAATTGCACAAGAAGGTGGAATCTATGCGAATGGTGCTTTTGTTCAGGCGAATGGTGCTTTTGCAAAGGCAAACGGTGCATACAATGCTGCAAATAGTGCACTAAGTACAATTACTTCCGCTGGTATATACGCCAACGGTGCCTTCATTGAGGCTAATGCGGCTTTCATACAAGCTAATGCCGCATATCAATCACAAAATACAACTGGTGGTTATGCTAACTCTGCTTTTACGGCAGCTAATACTGCTTCATCTCAGGCAGTAACGGCAGGTGGTTATGCCAACTCTGCATACACACAAGCAAACACAGCACTATCAAGTGCAATATCAGCTGGCAATTATGCCAATGCAGCCTTTGCGGTTGCTAATGCAGCCTTCTCAGGTGAAACTTCTGCTGGTTCATATGCAAACTCTGCATTTGGTGTGGCAAACTCTGCATCAATCTATGCAAACGGTGCCTTCCTTGTAGCGAACTCTGCATATGCATTTGCTAACTCAGTCAATACAACTGTTAGTGCAGTCAATGCATACCAAAATACTGCAATAACAACTGTTGGTTCATATGCAAACTCAGCATATACTACTGCAAACTCAGCAGCCATATATGCAAACGGTGCATTTGTACAATCTAATGCGGCCTTTATAACTGCAAATGCTGGTTTTATACAGGCAAATGCGGCTTTCATACAAGCCAATGCAGCTTATCAGTCTCAGAATACATCTGGTGGTTATGCAAACTCCGCTTTTACACAGGCAAATGGTGCATTTGCGGTTGCTAACTCAGCAAGTATCTACGCTAACGGTGCATTTGGTGCCGCTAACTCTGCTGGCGTATACGCAAACGGTGCATTTACACAGGCAAATACAAAGGTAAGTAAGTCTGGTGATACCATGACTGGTGCCTTGAATATTGCTACAGGTACAGCACTATCACTTAACACATCAGGTCCCGCAATCTTTGGCGGTGATATTACTATTACTGGTAATGTCAATATCTCTGGATCAATCAATACATACAGTTCAAATACAGTATCAGTAACAGATCCAATGATTTATTTGGCTGCAAACAATTCAGCCGATGCAGTAGATATTGGTTTTATTGGTCACTTTATTGGTACAGGTAACACAGGTTACTCACACTACCAACACACAGGTTTGGTTCGTGACTTCAACGATAAGAAGTGGAAACTATTCTCTAACGTTGTAACAGAACCAACTTCAACAGTTTTATTTGATGCCAATACTTCTTACGATACTCTAAAAGTTGGTGTCATCGAAGCAGGTCGTGCAAACATTAATGGTACAGACCTATTAGTATACTCAACATCAGCATATGCTACTGCCAATGCGGCTGGCATATATGCTAACGGTGCGTTTATCGAAGCCAATGCGGCTTTTGGTGCACAGAATACAACCGGTGTATATGCAAATGCGGCTTTCGCAACTGCTAATGCAGCTGGAATATATGCAAATGGTGCCTTTATACAGGCAAATGCGGCTTTCAATGAAGCAAACTTAGTGTTCTCTGTTGCAAACTCTGCCGGTTCATATGCAAATTCAGGATTCTTAGTTGCTAATGCAGCTTATGCCTATGCGAATACCCTAAACACTATATCAATTGCAATCAATGCAACTCAAAATGCAAGTATACTTGCAGCTGGTTCATATGCTAACTCTGCATTTATCGAAGCAAATGCGGCCTTCACTCAAGCAAATGCGGCCTTTGCAGCTGCCAATGCGGCTGGTTCAAATGCAAACGTTACTGCCGCTTTCATTCAGGCAAACGCAGCTTTTGCACAGGCAAATGCTGCTTACAATTTAGCAGCTAATACAGATGCAAACAATATTATTGTTGTTTCTGGTTATGCAAACTCTGCCTTCTTGGTCGCAAACATTGCATCCAACATTGCTAATGCAGCTTTTGCGTTTGCAAATAATACCAGCAATACGCAAAATGCAATCAACATAACACAAAATACAAGTATAACTTTTGCAAGTAATACTGCAAACTTAGCATACGCACAGGCAAATCTTGCAGCCAATATTGCAAATGCAGCTTTTGCGGCCGCTAATACTTCTTCTGGTGGTTATGCAAATGCAGCTTTTGCACAGGCGAACGCAGCTTTTATAGAAGCAAATCTTGCATTTACTACCGCATCTACCGCATCTAATACTGCAAACCTAGCAATTACAACCGCTAATGCAGCTTACATTGCAGCTAATACTGCTAATAGTTTCATCAATAATGGCGGTACAATCAACGGTAACGTAACCGTAAATAGTGCAATATCAGTTGGTACAGTTACCTTACCACAGTCTAGTATCTCTAACATACAGACATGGGCAAATACAGTCAACCAGGCGAACAAGGTTGATTCATGGGCAGGTTCCGCATACAGAAGTGCAATCTATGACGTACAGTTAGTGGATGGCGCAGGTTACCAGTTCTCCAAGATTATGGTTCTACAATTAGAAGTAGATGCCTTTGTAACAGAATTCGGTTCAATCTATTCTTACCAACCAACTGGTACATTCTCTGCAAATGTGGTCAACGGTATTATCAATTTGAACTTCACTCCAACTTATGGTAATACTTTTATTACTATGACTAGAGTGGCGATGGCAAATACAGGAATAAGTTCAGCCTTGATACTAGGACAGTCTTACGATTTGAATACTACAACACTATCAACAATCGATCTGAATACTCTAGTAAATCCATTGATAGATTTGAACTTTTGATAAATAGTAGAATAAAAGGAAACAAAAGATGGCAACAATCTTACAACACCGTAGAGGCAATACAGCACAAACAGCAGCGTTTACTGGTGCTTCTGGTGAATTGTATATCAACACGGATATCAACCAAGTCGTTGTACAAGACGGTGCAAATGCTGGTGGTTGGGCAATGGCAACTGCTTATGGTTACACACCAAACAGTTTTATATTAGCCAACACAACAGGTTCTCTACAAAACACTTCTCCATTAACATTAATTACTGCAAACAATACAGTTCTTGCAACTTCTAATGTAATCATTTCCGGTAACTTAACAGTTCTAGGTACATCAATTACTGTTAACCAAGAAACTATCAATACAAACGAAGTAGTTGCTGGTCAGTTAACTGCTAATAGTGGTATTGCAAGTGTAAACGTATCTTCTGGTGCGTTGATTGTACAAGGTGGTGCTGGTATTTCTGGTAACGTATATACATCGGCAGTAATAGCAAATACAGTAAATGCAATAACTTTAAATGCAACTACAGGTATTACAATCAATAATGCACCTGTAATCACACAAACACAAGCAATACTATACAGTCTCATCTTAGGATAAATAACTTTATAAATAAGTAAATAAATCCTGCAACAACGAGGTTTATAAATAAAACATGAAACAACTAATCAGCTTTACTCCCGTATTTACTCCTGGTAACGCAGGGTTGGGAACGTTAGACTTTTCAGCGTATCCTGGTTTTACATTGAGTAAACTATATGCAGTTATTGACGTAACTTCAAATAGTCCTCTTTATATTCCAGGTGCACCACAATACGGTTTCGCAGGTTTCGGAAATAACTCCTCAGTTATTTTGTTGAGTGCTAACACTAGCACATTCTTATCAACAGATAAATTAGAAGTTTTTTACGAAGCTACTCCAGGCCAATGGGCACCAGACGGGTCCAGTAACCAGGCAGCTGAAATGGGCGGACAAATGCAAATGATGCAAGAGGCGATCAACCAAATATTGGTCGAACTCAAGGTTCATTCGCAACTGTTGGCACAGGGTCTAACACTAAATATGACCGGGGACGATGTACAATCTTATAGAGATGACATCAATAAAACAGACAATCAATATTCAACCTACTAAAACTAAGGAGTTTTACAAATGTTAATTCAAGGACAAGTTGGACCAACCTCAACACAATCCGTTCAGCCAGGCACAACACCACCAGTTCGTTTAGGACAGTTTGGTGACGTAATCGTATCTGAACTACATGGTCGTTACTACGAGCAAACATTCCGCCGTAACATGTTCTCTGGTGCTATTTCTTCTGCAACTGGCGTAACAGCTACTGCATTAGGTAACATCGGTGGTTCTGCATACGTTGGTCTATTACTATGGAATCCAGTTTCATCTCCAGTAAACTTGGTTCTACAGAAAGTAAACTACACACTACCTATCGCTCCAGCAGCTGCAACAGTTGTTTCTATCGGTACAGGTACAGCAATTTCCCCACCAACAACTGTAACAACAGCAATCACACCACGTAACAACTACGTTACAGGTCCTGCTCCAGTTGGTCAGTTATACTCAGCAGTTACTTTCGCTTCAGCTGGTACATCATCAACATTACCTTCTCACACATTAGGTTTCGTTGGTACTCAGGCCGCTACTGGTGAAGGTCAACAAACTCCAGGTATGATCGACTTGGAAGGTTCAATCGTGTTGCCACCATCTGGTTTCGCATGTTTCTACCTATCAACAGTTGCTAACACCAACGGTTTCTTCGGTTCTTTCGCATGGGAAGAAGTACCAGTCTAATACTAAACTAGACTAAATAAAGGCAGAGTTGGTGAAAACCTTCTCTGCTTTTTTTTCACCTAAACAAGAGGAAAATGAATCTTGTCAAATAAGAATTTTCTAGTAAGAAATGGTATCTCTGTTGGTTCTTGGAACCTAGTAAACGAACAGGGTAATCTAAACGCCAATACTCTTACTGTACTAACGGCTATACCGACTCTAAATGCAGTCACGTTCACGGCCAACACAATCACAGGTAATTACTACGGCAATATCAATGCCAATATAGTTACTGCTAATTCCTTTGGTAATGCGGTAGCGAACTCATATTCTTACGCTGACGGTTCAGGACCAGGTTACGTCTATAACTTAGATGATATCTCAGGCGATTTCAATGGTACAGATACCACGTTCAACCTAAGTTCAAACGGCACACCTCTAACACCAAACAATGTATTACAATTAACTATTGTAATCGGTGGTATACATCTAACTCCATTGTTATACGGTGCAACAGATTATTTCAATCTAACCAACTTCGATGTAAACTTTGGTCCTGCAGCCAAAGCATTGTTTACAGGTTATACTATCAGCGCAAACACTATTACGTTTTCTAGTCCTCCACAACCAGGTATGCAATTCTTTGGTACGATGAGAACTAACAACGATAAATTACCGGCATTTGTTTCACAATATGCTCCATTCAAACCACTAAATATGATGTTCAGTTATTAATATAAAGGAAAAACCATGGCACGTAGAGTCATACTAGACACACAATATACGTTCAATCCATCAACAAAGACAATTATAGTTCCTAGAATTATTCCTAAAGAACGTCTAATGTTGATTACGAACGTAACTTCTAATAAAGTTATTTTCAACTTTAGTGATCCAACTTTAACTACAACTAGCTTCTCATATGTTCAGGCAACTAATAACGTTCCTGCAGCTACTGTTATTGTTCTAAACTATAACACTACAACAATGAACGCAACGGATCAGTTGCAAATTACTATCGATGAAGCATACGAAGTATTCCAACCTGATGAGTCATACAATGACCCAGTTGGTAAGATGCGTGTATCAACACCACAGTCTTTAATTGATACTGACTTTGAATACGGTTTACAACCAACTAAGTGGGAAACATTGTTACTAACTAACAATCGTCCAACATTCTTCTACTTGCCAGCAAATAACTTGGCAGTATCTAACGTAACAATTACTTCACAGACTGTTACAGTTAACACAGCACCATCTGCACCTCCAGCAACTGGTACTCCAGTTCAGATGCAAGATACATTGTTCTTTGGTGCAAACGGTCCATTCTTAGTTGAAGCTAACAATACTGGTGCATTTACATTCCAGTATACTGCACGTTACCCACTATTGAATTCAACTAACCAACAAATTTATAACCCATCTTTGACATTGGCGTTCAACGGTCAGTTCTATTCTAACTCTGCGTTCAACTTGACCGCACAACCAACAGTTTCTGGTAACGTAATTACAATCGGTACAACAGAACCACACGGTCTACAAGTTGGTGATGGCATCATCCTTGCAAACACAATTGCATCTGGTCAAAATGCACCTAACACATCATTCCAAGTTGCTACAGTTGCTAACTCCAACACATTCTCTGTTATTGTTACTGGTAACTCAACATCAATTGGTACTCTAACAAACGCTTCTGTGTATGCTCGTCCAGACGGTCAAGTTGTACACCGTGCATTTGATGGTGGTGTTCAATTCGTATCTGGTAACCAAGCACACAACTTACAAACAATTCGTCAGACACGTAGATACTTCCGTTACCAATCTGGTAAGGGTATACAAATGTCTTCTGGTACAATTTTGAAACCACAATTCTTCGTTGAAGACGTTTCTGCTAACGTTAACGGTGGTGGTGCTCAACTTATTACTGTAACAACTAAGTTCCCACACTATGTAACAACAGGTCTACCAGTTACAGTTGCTGGTGCTGACCAAGCTGCATATAACGGTACATTCCCAGTTACTTCAGTTATCAACCCAGTTCAATTTACATATCAAGCAAACTCAGTACCACAACCAACCGCAACACAAGCTGCATCACCTGCATCTAACGTAGTTGCAATCGTTGCACAATCTTGGTATGGTTCTAAAAATCGTATGGGTATGTTTGATTCACAGAACGGTGTGTTCTTTGAATTTGATGGACAAACATTATGGGCAGTTCGCCGTTACTCTACAACACAAATCTCTGGTGTATTCACAGTAACTAACAACTCATCTACTGTAACTGGTGGTTCAATCAACAACTTTACATATCCTAAGTTGTCTAAACAGTTGACTCCAGGCGACTTCATTGTTATTCGTGGTATGTCTTACCGTGTTATGGATATCTTATCTGATAACCAGATGACAATATCTCCTCCATATCGTGGTGCAACACCAGGCGGTCCAGTTATTATCTCTAAGACAATCGACCAAAGAATTCCACAAAACCAATGGAACATTGATAAGTTAGACGGTACAGGTCCAACAGGCACAATTCTAGACTTGACAAAAGACCAAATGTTCTACATCGACTATTCATGGTACGGTGCAGGTGCAATTCGTTACGGTATGAGAGCTGCTGACGGTCGTATTCAATACTGCCACAAAACAGTTAACAACAACCAAAACTATTTGGCTTGGATGCGTTCTGGTAACTTACCAGCACGTTATGAAACCAACACATTGTCACCAGTTCTAACATTGAACGGTTCAGTAACATCTGCACAAACATCAATTGGTGTTGCAAATAACTTGACATACAATATGTCTAACTTCCCACCATCAGGAACATTGTTGATTGCTGATCCAGTTGGCGGTTACGAATATATCAACTATACAAGTTTCTCTGGTGCAAATAGTACTTTCAACGGTATTACACGTGGACAAGCAACTACAACATTGACATGTACAGGTTTCCCAACAACTGCAAACATTTATACATCATCATCTGTTTCAGCTATTCAACCTGGTATGCAAGTGTATAACACTACCTTTGCAGCTGGTGCAGGATCAATTGCAATTGGTACATATGTTTACGCTGTATATCCAAACTTCAACGGTTCTGGTAACAACGTTATTCAGTTGTCACAAGCACCAACATCAACTATTACTGCAAACGCATTAGGTTTCGTACAGATGGCAGGAACTGCTTCTGCACATACATTGAGTTCTGCTAACACAGTTATTCCAGTTTACTTACATGCACCTCAGTTTGCACCGCAAGTATCACATTGGGGTACTTCAGTTGTTATGGACGGTGGTTTCCAATCTGACTTGTCATTACAGTTCGTTAACGGTGAATCACAACAAACTGTTTTCCCTGGTGCATCAGTTGCATTACAATCAATTCGTGTATCTCCATCAGTTGACTCTGGTATTACAGGTAACTTAGGTGCACGTGAAGTTATCAACCGTATGCAGTTAGTTCCACAGACTGCTGAGGTAGTTGCTAACGGTTCATTCTTGATTACAGTTGTTCTAAACGGTCAATTGTCTGCAAACGGTGGTACATTAGGTACATGGGGTAAATTAGCAAACGGCACTTCATCTCTTGCACAAGTTGCAGACCATACTGGTAACGTTGCAATAACTGGTGGTGAAACTATTTACGGTTTCTATGCTGTAAACTCTGCTGGTAATACTAACTTCTCAGTTATTACTGCTGACTTGACAAAGATTCGAGATATTGGTAATTCTATTCTAGGTGGCGGTATTGGTTCTAATACAGCAGTTAACTTCTACCCAGATGGTCCAGACGTTATCACAATCGTTGCACAGAATCAGGGTACATTACCTGCTAACGTTGCATCACGTATATCTTGGACAGAGGCACAAGCATAATGTTGAACAAGGTCTTTTTAGAACCTGATGGACTGAGTGTCGGTGGCACTCAGCTCCTTACAACAGGTGGTGGTGTTAGTGTTGCCAACAGTTTATTTGTTGGTGCAAATACTATTACAAACAACCTGACTGTAACTGGTACATTTAACTATCCAAAAGCAAATACTAATTTGCCGGTTTTTAGTGTACAACAAGCATCGAATCCAGCACCAGGAACATTTTCATTTAGTAGTACTTCAACATACTATACTTTGAATTACACTCAAATCAACTTCGACTCTAATAGTTGTTATAATGCTAATCCAAACCCAGTTTACTTAAATGGTATTTGGGTTCCTGGATATTCTTTTGCACCAAATATACCAGGTTACTATCAGATTAATGCGGGTGTTACACTCTCGTCTACCACTTCAAGTATAAACAACTGGGTTTATTTGTTCAAAAATAATTCAATTGCAGCTCAATGTTTTGTAATTGCAACACAAGCATCTTCTGCGGCCTATTTTACACAATTATCCACAGTTGTTTATATGAATGGTATTTCAGATTATTTGAATTTACAATTTTATTCTGTTACATCTACTACATTCTCATTAAGTGCTGGATTTCCTAACGGAAATTATTTTAATGGATGTTTCCTAAGACCGGCATAATCTGGTAACCCAAATAAATAGAAGTAAAGGGGAAAAGATGGCTGGTACAATTACAAATAGAAACGATTTCAAAACATATTGCTTACGCAGACTGGGTTTTCCTACCATTCAAATCAACGTTGATGATGACCAGGTAGAAGACCGTATTGATGATGCAATCCAATACTGGCAAGACTATCACTTTGATGGTACACAAAAGGTATATTGGGTTCATACCATTAGTCAAACTGACGTAAACAATATGTATTTGGATGCTACTACAGCTGTAGATAGTGATAACAATTCTGTTTACATTCTTGGTATATCTCGAATATTTCCAATATCAGACTCCCAAGCCTCAGTCAACATGTTTGACTTGAGATATCAACTACGTCTGAATGAATTGTATGACTTCACATCTGCATCATACATCAACTACACACTAACACAACAACACTTACGTTCACTAGAACTTATGTTTACTGGTGAAGTTCCTATTCGTTATAACCGTTTGATGCAAAGATTGTATATTGATTGGGCATGGAAAGATTCTGTAAGTATTGGTGATGTTGTTGTATCAGAATGTTATGCATCTATCAATCCAGATGCATACACACACGTTTGGAATGACCGTTGGTTGAAAGAATATACCACTGCTCTTATCAAAAGAAGTTGGGGTTCCAACATGAAGAAATTTGGTGGTATTCAACTACCAGGCGGAGTTATGTTGAACGGTAAAGAAACATATGATGAAGCGTGTACCGAAATTGAACGTCTAGAAAGAGAAATGGAAATGAATTACGGGGCGCCTTTAGAGTGGTTTATGAACTAAGATGGCGACCAATCAATATTTCAATTTATATAATAACAGAGCCGAACAACGTCTAGTTGAGGATCTAATGCTTGAAGCCGTACAACAATTCGGCTTCAACGGATACTATTTGTATAATGAGAATGAACAAGCACGTGACTTATTATACGGTGATGATCCACTAAAAATATTTACTTCAGCCTATGCAGTAGAATTATATCTTTCTAATGCAACTGGTTTTGATGGCGAACAAGAATTCTTTTCTAAGTTTGGTTTAGAGATTCGTAATTCTCTTTCTGTAATGTTACCAAAGAGAACATTTGCACAAAGAATACCACAGAATTTATTGTCAAGACCACAAGAAGGTGACTTGATTTATATTCCATTTACTGGTTCTTCTGGTAAAGGTGAACTGTATGAAATCAAATTCGTACAGGCAAACAAAGATATGTTTGTATTGGGTAGAAAGAACCCATACTTCTACGAATTACATTTAGAAATATTCAAGTACTCACAAGAAATGGTGGATACTGGAGTACCAGAAATCGACAACGTGGCACAATCAGCATACAATATTGCATTACAAATGGATGCATCAACTGCAAACGGAGACTATATCTACCGTGAAGTTGTATATCAAAGTCCAGATGGAACATACGCAAATGCAACAGCAACAGGTATCGTTACGATTTGGGACTTGCCATCTTCTACATTGACAATTGTTACAGTTACAGGAGATTTCCTTGATGGTCAAACAGTCTATGGTCAAACAAGTGGTGCAACTTGGAGTCTAATGTCATACGACCCAATCAATATCTCTGATAACTATATGCCATATGACAACAAGTATATTGAAGATTCTGCCAATACTGTAGTTGATCTATCAGAATCAAATCCATTTGGAAGTATAGGTAACATATAATGGCAGCATTTACAAGTTCAATCAGATCAATCACACTTGGATTTGGTAATCTATTCAATAGAATCCAAATCGTAAGATCAAACGATGATGGTACCGAAAACAATAGGTTTTTGGTGCCTATTCAATATTCAAACAAAGAAAAATACTTATCTCGTTTGCAAGGTGATCCTAATTTAGATCGTAGTGTACAGATTACATTACCAGCAATGTCATTTGAAATGACTGGTGTAAATTATGATGCATCAAGAAAACAAAATACTAATATAAAGAATTTTGCATCCAATAGTAATGGTGTACAGTCATATTATAATCCTGTACCATATAACTTTGATTTTCAATTGTATGTATATACTAGAAATGAAGAAGACGGTGTACAAATCATTGAACGTATTCTACCGTTCTTTACACCAGATTACACAATCAAAGTAAACGTATTACCATCCGCAAATATTATCAAAGAAGTACCTATCGTATTGACTGGTACAATTTATGATACAGGATATGAAGGTGATTACAAATCAGAAACCAGAACTATTGTTTGGACTCTAAACTTTACAGTCAAAGGTTATTTGTATATTGCGCCCCAAGAAAATACATCACTTATTGAAACTGTTATATCAAATATCATTACGAATATTGAACCTAGAGATACTGTTATATTCAATATGTCACAACCAGGTATTGGGAATTATCAACTAGGTGAATTGGTGTACCAAGGTTATTCATTAGGTACGGCAGTTGCAACAGGTACAGTTTCAAATTGGGCAAACGGTAGTCTATACTTGACCAATATGATAGGTAATTTTGTAACAGGTTCACCAATTGTTGGTGTCAATTCGGCTGCAAATTATAACTTTGCTTCATATAGTAATCTTGGTACTACACCACAAGAAATCGTACAAATTGTTACTACGCCTAATCCAAATACCGCTTTGGCAAACAATCTATATACATTTACCACTTCAATACAAGAAGGTGAAGGTGCACCAGTTGTTGTTACTGGTAATGCAAACAATGAAATTGTTTACGCACCACCTCCACCAGCACCATACACATTCAACGATTACGACCTAATGCAATGACAAAACAACTACAGTTTAGAAGATACGCCAATACAGCTTTAGGTACCATAACAGGTTTAGATGGTGAGTTGATTGTTGATAAGACAAATAAAACACTAACTGTACATGACGGGTATACACCTGGTGGTTCTCCATTGGCAACAGAAGCATACACACAAGCGTATGTGGCAGAAAATATTG